TAATCTCCGGTGGCGTTTGGTATGTGCGAAGAAGCGAGAACTTTGGCATCTTACTCTCTTGAATCGTCGTAGTTAGACGGCAGATCATGGTTTCGATCATTGTAGTCAAACATCGTTACGGCGGAATACTTGACTCCGCTTGTCACCGGTTTTGCAGCGTGGGCAAATATGTACGTTGACGGGAATAGCACGATGTCTCCGTACTCTGGCTTGAACTCGAGATCAAGATACGGGAACCATAGTTCACCGCCGTCGTACTCGTCGTTAAGGTACATCACCGATGACATTGTGCACGTGTACGAAAACCCGTGATCCGTGTGCACCTGGAAGTGCTGCTTCTCACCATAGCGAACATAGTTGATCGCCTCCATATAGTTGAGCCCGATGTTGTACCGCTGCTGATAGTCTTCGACACAGCGACGGAGATTGACAACCGTATCGTTGTATATGTTGCGAAGCTCTTCAAACTGTGGCGGAAGATGCTGTAGATGGATATCGCCGATCTTGCAGTCCACACAGTCGCGGTATTCAGGCATCTTTTGTGCATAGCCGACAAGTGCCTCCATCCACATAAACGGTGGAGTTGTGCTTTTGCCGATTGTCTTTTCTAGACGATTGACAAGCTCAAGTTCTTTTGGCAGTGCGTTCTTGTAGACAAGAACTCCTAGACGTGGGTCACTTAGATATATCGGGTTCATATGTCAGTCTACAGACGCAAAGAATCCTTGCGACATGTATCTCTCTCCTTTTGTCACTGGTAAGACACCGTGCGCCATGTCTTCATGCCACACATGTGACCAAAGAATAAGCGAGTTTGCCTTTGGTTTGATCTTTACACCGATTACCGGTATGACCAGTTCTCCGCCTTCGTAGTCATCATTGACATAATAGACGGCGGAAAAATCTGTACTTAAATCTGGATTGGCGATAAACGTCCCGTCGCAGTGGAGATTCATGTGCCCACCTGCAGGAGCTCGAGACAACCACGGTCCACTTTCATATATTGTCTGGTTTCCATGAATGTCAGAGATCAACCGTTGAGTGACGCGCAGCATCGTCGATAGCGTTTCACCTGTGTGTTCATCGTATAGAAAGTGTGACGTATTTGTGAGATCAACCATGTAGATCTTGTAGTTATCGCCGTGCCGGGTTCCGGTGTCATTCTTGTCGTCAGAGAGATACGAGCGCTGGTACTTGATGTCATGACGCTGCGAGTGTGTGTATTCTTTGTAGCGCATGTTCGAGCCGTATCCGATAAACTCAAAACTGTCGCCTTTGGATCTACAGTATGCGTCTACAGTCTGCCAGTCGCTTTCTGGCAGAAAGTCATTAAAGACAAGCACGCGTGGAGATAGAGCGTTATGCGGCTTCTTTCCTGCAATCATTCTGTCCTCATTTGACTGTGTAGAACACCGGTGACGTAAATCGTTCACCCTGTGTAATTGTCTTTACGCCATGTAGATAATGTATATCACCGGGGTGGATGACCGCGAGACCAGGTTCAGGTTTGACCACGATGTCTAGCTCTGGATAATATAATTCACCACCCTCAAAGTCGTCATTGTAGTAGAACAACGAGTTTATGTCATAGGCCTGAAAAGGATTTGGAGATCCGTCGAGCAGTTGTTTGTCCGCGTGCGGCTGCTGCTCTATCCCGGGGAACCACCTGATGATACACGGTGGACGTTTCTCAAGTTCGCAGTTGAATAGCTCTCCGGCAACGATCGCCATCTTGTCTATATATGAATCAATCAGCGCGTGAATCTCAGGACTTAGTCTCTGCAAGATCTCGCTTGAGCATTGTCGATCTTTCCAATACCAAGAGCTGTACGTGCACGTCCCATCTTCGTTGTACGTGTCCTCCATGCCGTCGGTAAGCCACTCGTTTATTGTCTTTGAAAACGCATAGATCTTTTCCACGTCTTCGCGGTCAATAAAGTTTCTCAATATCTTTACATTTTGGGGACCAGTGCCAAAATATCCAGGTGGGATCTTCCAGGGTGAGTCCATAGATTGATTGTATCAATGGACTACGTACAAAATCTCACCGTGTTTTTTGAGCTTATCTGGATACTCTGCTTCTGGGTTTTTTGACGAGTTATACCTACCGATCATCGTGTGTCGTTCAATCGATAGACTAGTAGGTCTGCTGCCACGGTGCATTGCGTATCCACTCCAAAGCACGATGTCACCTCGTTTACATAAGAACTTACGAGGTTCTTGCGCATGATCTACTATAGCTTTTTCGTAGTACTTCCAGCAAGAAGTTGCGTTTTCTGCGCAATTTTCTTTTGTGATTACGTTCCAATCAATGTTCCAAAGATGTGAACCTTCAATAATCTCAAGCGGTCCTGACTCTTCTGTTGCATCTTGCAGACAGACCTGAACAACCACAAACTCGTCCCACGGCTTATCATCTGCGCCAAAGTAGTCAATATGCCAGTCAATCTGCGATGACCCGCGTCTCGCCTCAATTATTTGCAGCATATACTGCTGCCCAGACAGCGCCAAAAATCTTACAAGTGTCTCATGACAGATGATGTTTCGTATGATCTTGCTATTTATATATGCGGCTCGATCTGCAATGTACGAGGCATACGGAGGTATATCTGTATATTTTTCTCGAGGATATTCTTTCTCGAATGCGGTGATCAGTTCTTCATCGATGACGTTCTCAAGAACCGCAAAACCATTCTTTTCGTATTCTCTATACAGCTCTGAAAGACGAAGATCGTCCATCGGCGTCTACTTAAATACTGGTGGAAAAAACGGAGGAAAGAATGGAGGGAAAAATGGAGGAAAGAATGGAGGGAAAAATGGAGGAAAGAATGGAGGAAAGTATGGAGGCGCAACCGGCGTGACAGAGTTTGAAGAAGCAGAGTTAGGGCTATTACCAAATGCGCTTTCCGCTCTTACAACAAATGTGTATGCGGTTCCGTTTGTAAGACCAGTTACCGTTAGTGAGGTGACGTTGATACCAGTAGTAACAAGACCACCAGGGCTTGAAGTAGCCCTATATGTAACCGCGCCTGCCGCTGCAGTTCCAGTTGCACCCTGTGTAAAGGTTACGGTTGCTTGAGCGTTTCCAGCGGTTGCTGTTCCAATTGTCGGTGCGCTTGGCGCAACGCCTGGCGTAACCGAGCTTGAAGCCGCTGAAGAATCCGACTGTACGCCGCTTGATGAGGTGGCTCGTACGGTAAAGGTATAGGCAGTTCCGTTAGTAAGACCAGTAACTACAAGAGGCGACGAACTTCCAGTTGCGGTAAACCCACCAGGACTTGAAGTCGCTGTGTATGTGACTGTTCCTTTTCCTATGTAGGTAGAAGCTGTAAACGCGACACTTACCTGCGTGTTGCCGACAGTTGGAGTTCCAATTGTTGGAGTGGTTGGCTTTTTACCGCCACTGTCTCTTAATACCATAGTGGTTAGATCGTACCATGTCAACCATCACTAGGCTGACAAGTCTCCAACGGCAACCCAGGTATCAGTTGCGCGCTTGATCAGTGTAACCATTGACCACTGCGCACGTGTCTTCAGACCAGGTGTTCCGTTGATAGTTACGCCTGCCACCTGTGGAGTAATTGTGCACTGACCGGCGCCTGTCTGGAGAACTTGAATTTGAGAACCTACCGCAAACGCAACGTTTGCATTGGTAGGTACTGTAAGTACGTTTGCACTTGCCACGTTCATTTCTACTATCTTGTTCTTATCTGCTAGAACAAGTGTATATGACGCCGTCTGCGCGCTGGTTGAGATGTCAGCAAGTTTGCCAAGGTCAATCGCGGCAGTTGCGCTGATGTCAGCATTGACAATTACACCTGATCCAATCGCCGTGACACCAGCATTTGTGATTGTAACGTCACCTGTAACCGACACATACGTAGGCACACCGGTTGCGTTTGCAACTGGTATCTGCGCAGATGTTCCTGACGCAAGTTTGCTCAGTGCGATCGCGGCGGACGCGCTAACGTCTGCGTTGACGATAACACCCGTACCGATCGCAGTGACGCCAGCATTTGTAATCGTGACATCGCCGGTTACCGCTACAGACGTTGCAACGTTAGTTGCGTTACCTACAAGAATGTTTCCGCTCGTAAGAGCCGCGAGCTTGCTGTAGTCAATCGCCGCGCTAGCGTTTACATCTGCGTTGACAATTGCGCCTGATGCGATTGCAGTAACGCCTGCGTTTGTAATCGTGACATCTCCAGTAACTGCAACTGATGTCGCCACGTTAGTTGCGTTACCTACAAGAATGTTTCCAGATGTAAGTGAGTTTGTAAGAGCGCCAGAAAGTGTTACGGCGCCTGTCGAAGATATCGTCGCGCCACCGCTCATTGTCACCGCAGTAAGTACTCCGGTTGCATTTGCTACCAAGATCTGACCAGAGGATGCAGATGCAAGTTTGCTGTATGCGATTGCGGCTGACGCGTTTACGTCTGCGTCTACGATTACACCCGACGAGATTGCTGTTACACCAGTGTCGGAGATCGTAATGTCACCAGACTCTGACACCCATGTCGGTACGCCTGTTGCGTTTGCCACCAAGATCTGACCAGATGTGCCTGACGCCAACTTGCTTACCGCAATTGCCGCAGTCGCACTAACATCTGCGTCAACAATGACGCCTGATCCAATCGCCGTTACACCTGCTCCAGTGATTGTTACGTCGCCGGTAACCGTGGTCGCCGTAATAACACCAGTAGTGGTTGTTCCGAGAAGTAACTGACCAGCAGTTGCGTTAGCAAGTTTGCTATGAGCTATAGCAGCAGAAGCATTAACATCGTCGTTAACAATTACTCCAGAGGCAATAGCCGTTACACCTGTATCAGAAATTGTTACGTCTCCAGTTTCAGCAACTGCTGTTGGGACTCCAGACGAGTTGTAAACGATGATGTTTCCAGCGGTGCTTGTTGCAAGTTTGCTCAGTGCAATTCCAGCAGAAGCGTTGATATCAGCGTTTGTTATTGCGCCAGCCGCGATTGCCATCGCGCCAGCGTTATCAATAGTTACATCACCAGATGTAGACACATACGTAGGCACCCCGGTTGCATTGGCGACAATGATCTGCGCGGAGGTACCGGACGCAAGCTTGCTTAGTGCAATGGCGGCCGTCGTGCTTATATCTCCATTGGCAATTGTTCCGTCAAGAATCATCGCGCTTGTAACCGTGCCCGTCGGCAGGGTTACGGTACCTGTAAACGTAGGACTAGCAAGCGGTGCGTAGTAGGTGCTAGCTTGTCCGTTTAGATACTGCGCGTTGAGGTTTGCAACCAATGTTGTCGAGTTAACAGCAAGCGGTGCGGTGCCAGTTGCAATTGTTGACTCAAGTGTGCGAACAACAACAGTTGAAGGTTCATAAGAAACGTTTGCCGTGTCAATTGGACTTACAGGCTCAGGCGCATAGTTTGAGAAAAACTTCCACTTGCCGTCTGTAGCATCGCGGAACACGCCAGCATGATGGTACGTACCGTCATTGTAGTTACCGGCAATACCAAGGTCTGGGTTTGAGATGTTGCTGTTGTTATTTAAGTAGATAAATGGATCATCAATTGACAGACTATTTTGTGTATACGTATTGATATTTCCAGTGAGGTTTAAGTTTGCACCAATTGTTACGTCACCAGTAGTTGTCAAGCTTCCAAATGTAACGCTAGCTGTATTTGATACTGACTGGCCAATTGCAATCGTTGGTGTTGAACCTTCACCGGTATTTGAAGTTACCGTTACGCCAGTTCCACCGATGACTGACGCCGTGTAGTTTCCAGTTGTATCTGTTCCAAGAGCAACAGAGTTTGCCGCAATTGTTGCAGAACCACCAGATGTAATTGTGATGTCTCCAGACACCTTGCCAAACACGTAGTCTGTAACTCGAGTAACTGCCGCCTTGCGGTTTGTTCCAGCACCACCGTCGTCGACAATGATCAAGTCTGCGTCAGCAAGTGCGGCTCCGATATCTGTGCCGCCGTCGATGTTGAGTGCCGAGAGCGACACCTTATCTGCAGTTGAAATCGTGGCAAGCTTTGTATCTACAATTGCAGCTGACGCGTTGATGTCACCGTTGACAATTGTTCCATCGGCAATCATTGTGCTCGTTACGGTTCCAGTATCACCTGTTGTGACAATAGTTCCTGTCACGTTTGGAATCGTGATTGTTCTATCAGCTGTTGGATCTGTAACAGTTAGTGTTGTCTCGAAGTTGTCTGGTGTTGCGCCTTCAAACACGACGTTGCCAGTGAGGTTCATGTCTACAAATGTCGGACTTGCTGACGTTGCAACACTCTGGCCAATTGCGATTGAAGGTGCGGATCCCTCTCCGGTATTTGACGAGATCGTGACGCCGGTGCCCGGTACGACAGTTCCTACGTAGTCACCAGTTGTGTCTACACCAAGTGCAACTGAGTTTGCCGCGATCGTTGTTGAGATGGCGGCGTCCGCTGAACCGTTAAACGATACAGAGCCAGTGACATCTCCTGTGAGAGAGATTGTTCGCGATGTTGTAAGTGTACTTGCGCTACCGGCAACGTTACCTGTGATATTTGCGGTGACTGTGTGGAACGAGACGTTTGATGAAGTACCAACAGCTTGTCCAATTGAGATAGACGGTGCTGAACCTTCTCCAGTGTTTGAACTGATTGTTACACCAGTTCCAGGTACAACGGTACCGACATAGTCGCCAGTTGTATCTGTTCCCAACGCCACAGAGTTTGTTGCAATCGTTGCTGCAATTGACGCAGTCGCTGAACCGTCAAATGTTGCTGATCCTGTGACATCGCCTGTCAGCTGAATTGTGCGTGCGGTCGCAAGTTTTGTTGCAGTGCCGGCGTTTCCAGAGACGTTGCCAGTCACATCGCCTGTGATGTTCGCGGTGACGGTGTGGAATGCCACGTTTGCACTTGTCGCGACACTCTGTCCAATCGCAATCGAAGGAGATGAACCCTCGCCAGTGTTACTTGAGATCGTTACACCAGTGCCAGGTACGACTGTCTGTACGTAGCTTCCTGTTGTGTCTGTTCCTAGCGCGACGCTATTTGCACCAACGGTCGCGGTGATTGTTACATCAGATGAGCCGTCAAACGAAGCTGAACCACTGAGATCACCACCAAGTGAGATCGTGCGTGCTGTTGAAAGAGTATTTGCTTTTCCAGCAGTACCTGAGATATTGCCGGTGATGTTTGCTGTAACTGTGTTGAACTGCACGTTTGCACTGGTTGCAACATCTTGACCGATCGCGATTGACGGAGATGAGCCTTCGCCGGTGTTTGACGAGACTGTTACACCGGTGCCGGGTACAACAGTTGAAAGATAATCTCCAGTTGTATCTGTTCCAAGCGCTACTGAGTTTGCCGCGATGGCTGTACTAATGGTTGCGTCAGCTGTGCCGTTGAATGATGCTGTTCCTGTTATGTCACCAGATAGTGTGATGTTGCGTGAGGTCTGCAATGCGGTTGCAGTGCCGGCGTTTCCAGAGACGCTACCAGTTACGTTGCCGGTAACATTGCCTGTAACGTTGGCTGTAACAGTATTGAATGACACGTTCGCGGATGTTGCAACGCTTTGACCGATCGCAATTGACGGTGCTGAACCTTCACCCGTATTTCCAGTGATTGTTACACCAGTACCTGGGACAACTGTCGCGAGGTAGTCGCCTGTTGTCTGTGATCCAAGCAAGATCTCAACGTTAGACCTTGTGTATCCAAGAATGCGGCCATACCCGTCGGTTGTAACGTCTTGGATAAACACGGTGTTTGATCCGGTAAGAACATTGTTCTGCGTGATTGCTGGAAGGTCAATCGCATTTGATGTTACAAGAATTCGTTCGTTGCTTGCTGTTGTTACGTTGATTGTGCGACCTGTTGATGTAAGACCGTTACCGATACCGAGACCAGCAACTCCACTTATTTCTTCAAACGTAATGCTGTCTGTTCCAACAACATGAATGCTTCCTGAGATAGATCCAGCTGACGATACAGCAAGGAAGCGTAGTCCCCACTCTGATCCACTTGCAACATAAAATACGTCGCCAAACAAAACTTGATCTGTTGTTCCACCGTCAAAGTCTGTTGTTCGAGTAAGTTGCCAGTACTGACTCACGCCGCCAGTTGCTGTGACTTCATAGATTCCATTGTGGACCGTGTTTGACTGATTCTGTACGCAGATGCGGTTGCCAACTATCGGAGACACAGTGTCAACTGTTAGTGCACCGTATGTTGTTGCCGTAAGCGTTGCGCCAGTCCCAGTACTGCCGTTTTGTCCAGCAGACCCGGCGGTGTACGTGGGCGAATTTGGAAGAGCTATTGTTGTTGCAAGACGAACTGGCTTGTGGAACGTCTCCTGTCCAAGTCGCGTCTCAAGAGTTGCTGTTGTGGTAAGCGGAGAATATGTCGAACCGTTTGTTGTTATTTCCCAAACATCGCTTGATTCGTTCCAACGAAGCAACACATTTGTTGAGTCGCCACGTTCAATCTCAATGCCGGCGTTCAGTGTTGGCGAACCCGTGGCTCCAGAGTTGAGAACAACGATGTTGTCTTCAATAGTAAGTGTCTCAGTGTTGAGTGTTGTTGTGTTTCCGCTAACTGTCAGGTTGCCTGACACGGTGACGTTTGCGAATGTTACATCTGCCGTTGTTGCAACGCTCTGTCCGATGGCGATTGTTGGGGTTGCGCCTTCGCCAGTGTTGCTTGAAACCGTTACACCAGTTCCACCGATAACTGTTGCGGTGTAGTCACCAACAGTGTCAGTGCCTAGGTTGATCTGGTCATTTACCCAAAGTGTTCCGTTGTACTTAAGGAAGTCTCCTGATGTTTTGTCAACAATAGAAACATCGTGCAATTCGTCTAATTCGTACCCGTTTTGAGTAGCGACATAGATAATTCCGTTATTGGTTGCACGGACAACAACACCAATAAATACCAAGTGGTCTGGGGCTACTGGTTTTGTTTTAGTAAATGCACCGTTCTCACCCAACCATAGAACATCACCAGCGGTATAACCAACGCTTAAGTCAATACCGTCAACATAACCACGAGTAACAATTGGACCATTGTTTGATGCAGTGATGTTTGCGCCAGCAACACCAATTGTTTTAGAGGATGTGGCATCAGAATTATTATCTGCACGTTTTACTGTTGCATGGTCACCAGTGGCACCAAACAAGTAAACGCACGTACCAGTGGTAATAGTGGTTGATTCTACGTTGCGAACATAGGTAACAGTTGAGGCATAGGCGTTAACCCAGTTTGTTCCGTTGTACTCAAGAGTTTGAAATTCTGCTGGGTCAGTAATGACTACATCGCTGAGAACATCGATACTTCCAGATGCTCCGGTTGGACCAGTTGCTCCAGTTGCGCCTGTAGGACCAGTTGGTCCAGTGACGCTACTTGCCGCGCCGGTTGGGCCGGTTGGGCCTTGTGCACCTGTAGGGCCAGTGACGCCTTGAATACCTTGCGCACCAGTGGGACCTGTTACACCTTGAATACCTTGCGCACCGGTTGCGCCTGTAGGACCAGTGACAGTTGAGGCTGCGCCTGTCGCGCCGGTTGGACCTGTTACACCTTGTACGCCTTGCGGGCCTGTTGCTCCGGTTGCACCTGTTGCACCGGTTGGGCCAGTTACGCCTTGCGCGCCGGTTGGGCCAGTTGCACCTGTTGCACCTGTAAGACCGGCTGGACCTGTTGCGCCTTGCGCACCTGTTACACCTTGTACGCCTTGCGCACCGGTTGGGCCAGTTGCACCTGTTGCACCGGTTGGGCCAGTTACGCCTTGTACGCCTTGCGCGCCGGTTGGACCTGTTGCTCCAGTAGCACCAGTTGCGCCTGTAGGACCAGTGACAGTTGAGGCTGCGCCAGTTGCACCTGTCGGACCCACGCCCGTTGTCATCAATGCTGCAGAAAACCAAGTGCCTTGACCAGCGCCACCCCACTGCAGAACTCTTGACGAAGAGTCACCGTTGTACGCAGTAAAGTCCACGTAGTCTGTTGAACCATTTAGGTAAACAACTCGACTTCCACCCTGCGATGACCCTGAACCTGTCACTGTTTGGTTTTGGAAGATAGCAGATGTACTACTATTTTTACGAATCTGCACGTTGTATTGATTAGTAGTTGCTGTAGCGAGTTGCCACCAAACGTGAAGTGCTATGTTGTAGTAGCCAGCAATTGTTGGCGTGAACTGTTTTGTGGTTGCATTCCACCAGTTATTGGGATCAATGTCATCAACAAAAGAAATAAGAACATCATTGGTGTTACTTGCGATTGACTGGTCGCTAGATAATTTTCCTGTCACGACAGTGTCGGTTGCAGAGATGTTTGCGCTTGGTCCAGTCGCGCCTGTTGCGCCAGTCGCACCTGTAGGACCTGTTGCGCCTTGCGGACCTGTAGGACCTGTAACAGTTGAGGCTGCGCCTGTCGCGCCGGTTGGACCTGTTACACCTTGTACGCCTTGCGGGCCTGTTGCTCCGGTTGCGCCTGTTGGACCCGTGTCACCTTGTATACCTTGTGTACCTGTCGCGCCGGTTGGACCTGTAGGACCAGTCGCACCTGTAGGACCTGTTGCGCCACCGCCAGTGGCTATGGTCGCGGCGACAAACTTAGTTCCGTCAAACTTAAGTATTTGATCGGTTGTTGCTCCGGTCGGATCAATCTCAATACTGTCTACAAAGAGTGTTGGTACTTTAAAAGTATCATCAGTACGAAGTACATTGGCCTCATCACGATAGAGGTTTACATCGCCAGCAGACGCGCCATCGCCCCAAACAAGACGACCGCCCGCTTCAACTTTTAAACGAGCATATGTGTCGGCATCAACATAGACGGTTACGGCGTCAGAACTAGCAGACGTTAGCTGCTTAACAGTAATTGGTACTGTGAATTTCTGTGCCACGACCTCAATCGCTTTCTATGCTGTGACCCCTCAAGGTCTGTTTAAGTATTAGCCTTGTACGACGATTACGTAATCACCAGAAGAAATTGTTCCATACATGGTGACTGTTACCGTGTTACTGTTGGTGCGGACGGTGTCACCGATTACGGTATTTCCCGAAGACACTTCGTAAATCTGTATCATTACATCACTTGTATTGAAGTTGTGAGTAACTACTGTTGTTGACGTTCCGCCACTGCTTGCGGCGCATGCTTGTTTAGCGGTGCGAGCAAGTGCAGGTGTACTTGTGGTGCGTCCCGTCGACTCTGATGAAGCCGAAGCCAAGTTGGTGCGAGCGCCAGATTCAGTAGAAGAACCAGTACCACCAGCGGTTACTGCAACGTCAGTTCCGTTCCATACACCAGTGGTGATTGTTCCCAAGGTGGTGATGCTTGATTGACCAACGTAGTTGGCAGAAATATCAACGGCGTCTGAACTAACCGAGATTCGATCAGTGGTACCGCCAACATTGATTGTGTTTCCAGTCTTGCTAAGACCGTCACCAGCAAGAATGGTTCCAGCAACTGAGAACAAAGCCCAGTTAAGTGCGGTTGAACCAACGGTGATTGTTCCATTGGTGGTAAGTACCCAACCGCTGTCTGCGTTGAGTGTTCCTTCTTCAACGAAGGTAAACGCGCCCGGTGTTACTTCTGCGGTGGAGTCAAAGTCAGTTGCCCGAGTTGGTGCTCCTGTAGCATTAACAACATAGATGCCGTTTTCAGACGCTGTACTTTGGTCTTTAACGAGAACACGGTCACCAGTTGCAAGAGTCACCGTGGTGTCAAGTGTGTCGCCATTTTCAAGTCCTGTGGCGAGTGTGATTGGTCCAGTTGTCGCGGCACGAACTGACTGCTTGACATCAAGACCTGAACGAGCTGCATCTACATAAGCCTTGGTTGCGGCATGGTCATCAGCAGTTGGTGTACCGAACTTAGCCTGACCGTTAGAGTCACGGATAACTAGTTTGTTCGCAGTAGCATCAGACGTAGCATCTGCCAACTTTGAGAAGTCTGAAGATGAGAGAAGACCCGCAATTGATGATGTAGCAAGGTTTGGCGTAATCGTAATTGCGCCGTTGGATTCATTGATAGTGAGGGCACTGGACTGTGAACCAGCCGAGGTGACACCTGTGACCATCTTTCGCCATGCTGAGGCGGTAACATCGTAGACTTTAATAGTACCTTCAGTGCTATTAAAGATCATTCGACCGTCAAATAGGTTTGTATTAGGGTCGGTGCCTACTACTTCAAAGGTGCCGTTAATCAGTTGATTCTGATTAAGATCAATGTTAGTTAGAAACTTCTGAGCCATTAGAACTCCTTATGTGAGATAGGCATAACCTGAGAACGCTGTTGTGAAACTTACCACAATTTGCGTGGTGCTTATATATGTAATTTCTCCAAATACAACGGTTTTAGCGCTATCAACAACAGTTACTGACGGATAACCACCTAAAGCATGGTTAATTGTCCATGTTGTCGACGCTGTCCCTTGAGTATGCACGTGACGCGTTGCCGTAGGATAGACAAGGTTGAGAACTTGGTTTGGCGGAGTTCCCGTAATGCTGGCAGATGCCGTCCCTGTTGTAACTGTTCCGATGGTTAACGTATTTCCTGGGCCAGTAGGACCTGTTGCGCCTTGCGGACCAGTTGCACCTTGTGGGCCAACAGGCCCTTGCACTGATGACGGTGGAGGCGCGTATGGATCTCCGTCTGTTACAGTTCCAAGATCGTTAGAGATGTCGGTTGGAGAACCGTCACCTTCGATAAGATACGCGAAGAACGAGATTGGTGGCGCACCATAGATGTGTACGTGGACTTGGTACGCCCAGTTAGTTGGCGTAAGAAGTGGATTATCTGTTGTCGGCAGCTCGGCTGAAAATGACCCACTTGAGTCAAGTATATATTGGATTGGGCTGTCGACAACTACAGCATCGTCTGTGTCTACGACAACTGTTGTTGGGGTAAACGTTACTTTTCCTCGCGCCGCGCCACCAGATGGCCCGGTATACGTGCCTGTAACAACCCGCGTTACAACATCTTGCGACCAACTCACCAGGCAACTCCAGTCCGTGCAGCGTCCCACACAGGTGCTAAATAGCGAAACTCAACCAGAATAATACCAATGAATTTTGAGGGTGTCATTAGGGAATAGCACCAAAGACCCTGTATAGACAAGGTATCAGTGGGTAAAGAATGCTTTCTTCTTTATTGTGATCTAGTCAAGCCAAACTGTGTACTCGGCGGTGACTCTTCCTTTGGATGGGTCAATGAAGTGAAGTCTTTGCGATGGAACTCCGATCGCACCGACAACCTCACGGGCGTATTCGTTGTGAGATTCTGGAGATCCTGAGATAAATACGCGACCCCCGTTAGACATGGTCAACGTCGTCGGGGTATGCCAGTGACCCATATATACATCTTTAAAGTCTTCAATGACTCCGGTCGCCCAGGCGTTTGCTTTTCGCATGATACTTCCGAATGACTTTGTCTCATCACCGTGAACAAGTAAGGCACGATATGCACCTATTTCAACGATTTGATACCAGTCTGGAGACATCTGCCAGGTCACGTTTTTGAGGTCTTTTGTTCGGTCTTTTGTGATCCTGTACGAGATCGCGTCGATGTTGTCATTGCCTGGAAGCTCACCCTTGCGCCCGAGGCGGCCGTGGTTGCCAAACTCGCAGACCACATTTACCTTGTCAAAGAACTCGGCAAACGTTCTAACCATCATTTCTTCGATCCCTACGGTCTCAAATAGTTGCTCAAATAGATGAGCTTCTACCTCCCAGGCCTGTCCAGGAAAGATCGTGATCCCTTCGACCATGTCTCCGCCAAACATGAGGGTACATTCACGAACGGGATGATGAGTACGCTGGAGTTCTGTTAGTTCCAGAACTTTCTTTGTAAACTGCTCCATACGCTCTTTGCATGTCTTAAGCCCGTATGTTACGGTCTTTTTGCCGTTCTGCCAGTCGGTTGCATGTACCAGCGCAACCTCTGGTTTGATCTTTCGCGTGTCTTTTTCCCGCTGTGTTTTCTCTACTTTTTTAGTAGATCCAGCAGCAAGTGCCGCGTCTCGAGCAGCTTCGTAGACAGCGTCGACGATGATCTCGCTGGCACGTTTTGCCTTATATTCAGCCTTCTGCGCACGCTTGAGCGCCGTTCTAAGTTCTGTAATTTCGTCTTCTTTACGGATATCGTCAGACAGGCTCATTTATGACCGTCAACAGTTCTCCGCGTCGAAAGCGGCTAATGACATTTACTGCCAGTTTTATCCCACGCTTCTCAAGAGCTTTTGAGATATTTGATGCTGGAATTGAATGATCATTCAACGCTTTTAGTAGATCTGCTGCGTCCGACTTTGACAAAGACTCAATGATCTCAGCAATTCGTGACCGCGAACCTGGCGTTGATTTTTCTTTCTTAATTTCGTCAAACAGTGACCCCATGCGTAATCCTTCCGCCGTAAGTAAATACCTGTAATGTAATTTATACCATATTCTGGTCTGTATTAAGTACATATTCAGGTATGGCTGTTAATTTTTTGATAAGGTGATCTTCCCCAATATGCAATATCTTGAGATAGTTCCACAGTTTCCGTACTTCCTTGGATATAATCTTGCGCATACTTCATTGAATAAAAGTGCAAATCTGCATCTCTCCCAACAAAAAGGCCAACGACAAATGATAGAAAGTTTTCTACAACGGTCCCTAAAGACGGCGCGTAAATAATGTCGGCGTGGGATCAAGCAAACGGACGATTAGGACCAGCTGCAAAATGGTATGCCGAGCACGGCTGGAAGATCATGCCCTGCTATGGGATCTCAAACGGACGCTGTACATGTGGCGGCACGCACGCTGAACCTAAAGATGTTGGCAAGCACCCGAGCATTCCCGAGTGGAACTCGCAGGCGACAAGCGAGGTTCACGAAGTTGAGAAGTGGTGGCCGGACGGAGGCGAAAATAACGTCAGCGTCTTCTGTCGCCCAAGTGGGTTCTTTGTAATCGACATCGACCCACGCTCTGGTGGACCTGATTCGTTTGAAAAGTTTGAGTCTTTAGTTGAAGGCGCGTTGCCGCCAACCGTTGAGGCGATCACCGGCGCATACACAATGAACGGCAAGGCGACGCGAGGACGTCACCTTTTCTATCGCTGTGACGAGTCTGAAAATCTTGTCGGCAACCTAAAGAAGTCTGGACTAAACGGAATTGACATCAAGCATAACGGATATGTATTGATTGCGCCGTCACGTCACTTCTCAGGTGTGTGCTACGAGTGGGTCAAGGGCAAGGCCCCGTGGGAGATTGAGATTGCACAGGCTCCTGAAGAGTTGCTTGTCACTCTGCGAAAGCGCAGCAAGAGTTCATCAACAGGCGTCGGCACAGGCGACTGGGGTTTCATGGACGACCTTGAGTGGGGCGGCCAGCGCGTTGACATTGAGCGTTTACTTCAAGAAGGAATTGACGAAGGATCGCGCGCGGTTGATATCTATGCGCTTACATGTGCACTTGCAAACAAGTTTCCAGTAAACACAGAAGCAGGTAAGCTCGCTGTTGAGACGATGATGATTCGTTTCAACGCTGAGAAAGTTCGTCCGCCTCTAGAACTTGAAGGTCAAGGCGGACTGATGATGCACGTCCGTCGTGCAATTCAATTTGTTCTTGATAATCCAAAGACAGAGCGTCTCTGGCCTGGTCTTCAAGAGTGGGCACAAAAGTCTCAAGACGAATCACGTTCAACATTTCCTAAGCCTGCAAATCTTCCTTCACAGAAGACATCGCAAAAACCGGCGCAGAACAGCATGAACACTGGAACGTCGAATCTTCCAGGGACAATCGGCGGTTCTGTTCTTTCGTCAGTCGAAGACGGTGACTCACTCGCTGATGCAAGTAAGTTATCAAATATAGACGTACCGAAAGACCCTGACGCACTTAGTGAAGAAGAAGGTGGAGAACCTGGTAAACGAACATTGACAGACGTAGGTAACGGACGTCGACTCATTGACTCGTTTGGTTCTGCAGTTCGATACACACCTGGTCTTGGCTGGTTCCACTGGGACGGTGGGTATTGGAAGCCAGACGTTGAAAGTCTTGAGATGCGCGAACTTTCTAAAAAGGTTGCGCCGATCGTTGCAAGTGAAGTTGTTCACTATCTTGATGATGCAGATAAGCAATCAGAAGTTATTAAGTGGGCTCAACAGGCAAAGTCAAACTCGCGTATCAATGGTTTGATTGAAAGCGCAACATCTGACCCACGTATCTTGATCGACGTTGAGTCGTGGGACAGCGATGAAACGTTGCTCGGTGTGTCAAACGGAGTTATTGATCTACGTACAGGAGAACTTCTTCGTGGTCGACCAGATCTATACATCACGCGACGCGCGCCTGTAGCATATAACCCAGGTATTCGCAACGTCCGTTGGGAACAGTTTATTGACTTTGCAACTGGCGGAGATAAAGAATTGCAAGAGTGGTTGCAGAAAGCTGCAGGCTACTCGCTGACTGGTTTGCGAACATATGACGTTATGTTCATGGTCTACGGTCCGCCGGGTTCGGGTAAGAACACAATGGTTGAAGCTTTGGTTAAGGCGATGGGTACATCACAATACGCATGGCCACTTGACTCAAGCATTCTCGCTCAGGGTGATGGACAAGCGCACGGTTCGGATCTGTATCACTGGGCTGAGTTGCGTGGACGTCGTATGGTGTGGGTTGACGAATTACCAGACGGCGAACGAGTAAAAGAAAACTCGATCAAGAAACTTACAGGTTCATCTGAAATCTCAGCGCGTTCACCTGGTGAAAAACCGTTTACGTTCCAGTCTCGCGCAAAGTTGTGGGTAACTACAAACCACAGACCGATCATCACTGATGACGCGATGTGGCGACGTATTCGACCAATTCCACTTGGAAACGTTCCAGAAAATCCAGATCCAGACTTGAAGCACTACATCTTTGATCCCGAAGGTGCTTTGCCGGCAGTTCTTGCATGGGCAGTTGAAGGTGCAATCAAGTTACTTGGATCAAGCGCACGCGATGCACTTGGCTGGTGCAAGGCTGTTAGCGAGTCGGCAGAGATGTATCGCAAGAACGAAGATCGCATTGGCTTCTTCTTAACAGAAGAAACAAAAGAATCTGAGAATACCGCAACGCCGGTCAAGTCACTATATGCTGTTTATCGTGCGTGGAGCGAAGAACGTGGTGAACGTGCGATGACACAGATCGCGTTTCAGCGTAAACTTTCCGATCGTGGACTGCAGATTGATGGACACGGATCACGCGCACAGATACTCGGTCGACAACTACTGCCACGCGCAGTGTCTACGGGCGAGGTTGACTGGGGAACAGTTCAGAGGTTTGCACGATGAAAACTCCAAAGAAACATAGAACGTTTATCATCTACGCCAAAGAGACAGGCGAAGAGATCTGCAAACTTCAACTCACACATGATGAGCATAAAGAACTATCTGCGCTTGCAAAAGCACAGGGCACAACCGTATCTGATCTACTACTAAACGTCATAAAAGATGAGATTGAAAAATGACAGATCCAGTCTTTAAAGATCTAGCAACACATAAGCACTACGCACTGGTTGTAACAGACGGTGAGGTGGGCGGAATTGAGCAGATCCATGTCGACGCCGCCGATGCTCTTGAGATCTGGGATCTAAACCCGATCGTTGTACCTATTCCAGACGATATGAAAGGAAAGGTTATCGGCGGTTGGTACTACCGAAACGGTACATTTGTACCTGCTTCTGAGCGGTAACATTGTACGATTATTAGATCTGGCGCCTTGGGAGAGAGGTTGCCATTACGACTGGGTCAGGGTTGAGGATCTTCCTCCCCTGACTTAGTCTGTCTTTCGCCCTTGTCAACATACTGCTTGATTGTCGTCGGATACCAGCGTTTCTCAAACGGAGTCTTGATGCCTTCAGCATTGAACTTATTGGCGATCTTTGCGTATGACATTCCGAGGGTGCGAAGCTCGATGATCTTTGAGTACAGCTCGTCTGTGATCATACGCTTGGGGCCAAGATCTACTCCCCACTTAAGTCCCTTTTCTCGGCGATCCTTATGAACGTCTTTCTGACGCTCAGCAATGATTGAACGTTCCATCTCCGCAAGTGCCGACATGATTGTGACGACAAATCTTCCCTGGTAGGTCGAGGTGTCAAGGTTGAGGTCAAGCATGACGATACGCCAGTCATTCTTGTTGGCGCGATCTACAATGCTGAGGAAGTCTTGGGTAGATCTTGCTAGCCGGTCGATGCGAGTAACAAACAACGCTGTCGCCTCTCCTTTATCAAGACGGTCAAGCGCCTCGCGAAGTACGGGTCGACCTTTGATCGACTTGCCTGATCTGCCTTCTTCCTTGAGCAGTTCCACCTTTGTAAATCCAGCAGAGTTTGCCGCACGCTTGAGATCTCGTTCTTGCGCGCCTAACGACATGCCGTCGGTCGCCTGCATCTGCGTCGAAACACGCGTATAGAGCAGAGCGATGTTTTTCTTCTTTGTGGCCATAGAAACCCTTATCTCGTAACGGTTTGGTGAGGTTAATGTACAAGTCAGATCGTATATCTTTAAAGTTAAGTTTATACGCTTTTGGCCCTTATTTTGTAAGGGCTAGATACTGCTGAGACTAGGTCAGCCCGTTACCGTAAATGATCCACTTAGTTGATGTAACCTTCGTTGCTGTTGCCACACCGTACCGCGCAAGTGTCCGCGTTCCAGTGGATCCTGTCGCTGCAAGCTGCAAAGTGTCTGTTGTAATCGCGATTGAGATGCTCGTTGCTGCGCCTAAGTCATTGAATATGACAAACGTAGTCCCAATCTCATAGGCAACCGCAGTGTTGGCAGGGATAGTAAAAATAGCCGATGTTGGCGTTCCAGTGACGTAAATGCTTTTTCCAGCGTCTGACGCAGCAAACGTATAGGTAAATGTCCCAGAAGCTACTCGTGCGTTTTGAGGCGTACCAAGGTAACCAACCACTGACGCGGACGTTGTCACTGTTCCAGATGTCGTGCCTGACGGAGCTACTGGCGTCGCCATTGGGCCTGTTGCCCCTTGTGCGCCCTGTGGTCCTTGAAGATTTGAGACAACTACCTCTGTTAGACTTGTCAACGACTCGACAGTTGTACTTGCGGTGTTGACATATACAATACTAGTATCAGCCATATGTAACCTCCGAAACTACAGTAAGCGTGCCTTTAAGAAGCCTGGTGACCACTCCGCCAGATGACTCAAGTTCAAGATCATAGTTATACTTGCCGGCGATTAGGTTTGACGTTGCTGTAGCACTTAGTCCTAGTGTGATCGTTCCAGCCGCACCGCCAAGGGTAATTCCGCTTGAGCTCGTCAAAGACAGTGCTGGTGGGGCACTTCGACCTGCATTTGTACCTCGCGCCTTTAGTCTTGCAGTATATCCAGTAAGGTTGACCGCGACGTCATTTACTTTCCATGTCAACTGCTGACTATACGTTGTACCTTGTTCGATTGACAAGTTAAGAATGCCTGCAGACATAGATCGATCCTTTTTGTAGGCAGCAATGCTGTTCTAACTTTATCATCAAATGCGTAGTCTGTTTGTAGAAAATTGATGATTAGATGCACTTTTTGGAGTAGATCTGCAATATTTTTTTGTATACGAGCACTGGCTTAGACCCGTTTTTACAGGCAAATTGTTATTTTCAGCGTCTTTCGATGGTATAGTAACTACTACTTCAAACTACAGTCCTTGAGCGTCCTTATTCCCTACCCGAGGAGACTGCACCATGAGATTCATTAACGGTATACTTTTATCTTTTATTAGTGCCCTAACAGCCGCTGGCGGACTTATAGTCGACGTCACCACCGGCGGGCAGGAACCCCCGAGTCCCGTGGGGACTATGGGCGAATACACAGAATACACAGAAAGTGGAAGAGACGTAATACTTGTTGATAAAAAAGACAGAGACATAAAGTCTCCGTATATTGCAGATTTTGATTACCCTAAAGACCCTAAAAAGAGATGTCCGATGTGGGAACCTCTTTTGCACGAAGCGGCGCTACTCCCGCTAGACGTTTTTTCTTACGTTGCTTGGCGAGAAAGTGGATGTAATCCAGCAGCGCAAAACGCGCGATGGGACAAGAATGGAAAGATGGTCTACGCGCTAAACAGCGACGGATCATATGACACTGGCTTGCTACAGATCAACTCTAGCTGGTTCTCTGTAACCAAGCTTGTGTGTGGAGAAGACGCTGTAAAAAATCGTATGCAAGGTCTTAAAGATCCAGTGTGTAACGTAAACGTTGCGCGCTACATCATGGTGCACAGTAAAGGCAAGCTAGGCAACTGGCGAATGTTCAGAAACT